ACACCCTCTTTATTAAATTAAAGTTAGGTGCGTTCCTTCAGCTTTCGCTTACTGCCGTCTTGTATAGCTTTACAAGATGAACGTATATTACTATTTATACGAGACCTGATACCCTTTATGAGTTCTTAATTTCTTTTGTGCCACTTTTGTTAGATTGCCTTGATCTAAATTATTCTTTCTTGCAAACTCTAATAGATTAACTATATCAAAAGTGTTGCCTTTAGGGTCTGTAATAGTGTATTCTAATTGTCTTAACTCTCTAGTAGTTTGTTTCTGGTGGTCAGATTGAGGTCTACCTGTTGCAGCTTTTGTTAGATTAGCTCTATGCTCTTTAGACAACTTCTTTCCTGTCCAGTGTGAAAATCTACTTAGATCACCTGTGTTTTTTCTACCTCTATTAGCTCGTCCACTTTCTTTCCATATTTCTTTCATCATTTCTTCTTTGCCTATCATTCCAGATAAACCCTTATATGCTAATTTATCTTTCCAATGGCCACCTAACTCCCATAATCGCTTATGTTCGCTAGCGTGTTCTTCAATAGTGTATTCAACTAGAGTATTTGTTCTAATTCTTTTACCATCTTTAAACTTTATTACATGGTGTTTGTGTATTATTTTTTTCATGTTGTTTCCTCTTGATGCCATCCTCGATCTTCTATTTTTTCACTATTACAATTTGGGCATTGCCACTCACCATCTTCATCTGGTAACACTAAATCTGGTGGTGTACCTTTCCATGTGCAATCATAACAATACCAGTTCCATTCTTTCATATAACTATTTATAAGGTTACGAAGTTTATGTAAAGCATATGCTAAAAAAAAAGGGTGCCGATTAAAGCACCCTTTTAAGATTGTCTCTACTAAAGAAGTAGAAAGTAGCTTACATTATATTTACTACCTTCGTTCTTCTGTAATAAACGTTTTGATCACCAGCTGCAGGTGACGTTAAGTCAATTGCACCTAGACCGTTAGAAGTTGCGAAAGGATTTGCAACCATACCGTACCTGGTTTTGAACCCAATTTTCGGTTGGAAGCTATCTTGACCAACTGCACGTACCATTTGTAATGGAACGTAAGGACAATAGAAAATACCACTGTCGTATGGTGAAGCACCTTTGTAACCTACAACGTAGAATTGTGATGCAGAAACGTTAGCACTGTATGGATCAATGTAAACTCTAAATTTACCATTTAATACACCAGCGAAAGTGTTTCCTGTATCATCAACGTTTAGATTAGTAGCAAGAGCAGGAGCGTAATCTAATACACCACTCATTTGAAGTGCCGAAGCAACATCAGCTGAACAGATAATTATATTACCTTTTCCTCTTCTTGTTTGTTGACCAATTGCATTAGCATCTCTCTCTAATTGAAATAATAGTCCTTTGAATTTCTCAACTGACCATCTACCATTAGAGTCTGTGTCTAAGTCAAATATACCAGCAGTAGTAACATTAACTTGAGCACCAGCTTTTGCAGTAGTGTAGATTGTTCTAACAACTTCTCTATTGATTTCCGCAAGGATTTCAGAAGAAAGAATGTTAGCAAGTTCTGTTTCAGCATCTAAACCATGGATTGCTTTTAAGTCTTGAGCAAGTTCCATAGTGTATTCTGCTTTAAGAGCTCTTGATTTTGCAGTAACCGTAACTTTATCGATTGAGAAAGCCATTTCAGCAAACTCGTCAGTACCATCGCCAAGCGTTTCTGCTTGAGCAGTAGTCATACCATCACCAGTAGTGTAAGCACCAGCAGCAGGACTATCGTTTAAAGTTGCAGGGTTAGTACCAGCTTGTGCAGATGTAGAACCTGAACCGCCAGCAGCATCTCTTGATGAGAAGTCTGAATCAGCTTCGTCAAATAATGCTTCAGCACCAGCTTGTGTACCAAATCTGGATTTCATAGCGAAGATAAGACCAGTTGGTCCAGTCATCGGTTGAACACCACAGATGTCATAAGCAATAAGATTAGGCATTGCTCTTCGAACAAGTGATATTAAAACAGGATCCCAATTGTCAATTGAAGCACTAGTTGCGTTAGCCGGTGCAGCCTCTGACATAAATGATCTGTCTTCTCTAACTGCTTTTTCTTGGTTTTCCAAGATAACAGTTGTTACAGCTCTTTTGTATGCGTCACCGATTTTTGGTAAATCAGGATGCTCCAATACTGGCTGCCATTTGTTTTGTAATGTTTCAGTAAGATACATTTTTATCTCTCCTAGTTATTAATTAATTAAATCTTTACAGATTTAAGGTTTTTAGTAATAGCGGCTGTATATGCAGCCATAGCATCGGTACTGCTCTCAATTGGAGCGTTAGCCGCAACTGCGTCAACCTCATCTGCTTTTGATGTAGCTTCAGCAATTCTTGTTTTAGGGAAGTAAGATTCTTTAATCGTTTCTAACTTTTCCTTAAACTTTTCTGCACTATCGTACTCAACATTTTCGGCCATTGAATTAAATTTCTCTTTTTCTGTATCAGCTAAATCGCTTGACACTTCGTCAATTATTTTAACTTTCTCAGCTTCAGATACTTTTTTGCTTAACACAACATTTTTTTCAAATTGTTCGTTAAGTTTTTCTTCAAGTTTTTTTGCTTGATTTGTTAAGTCATCAAGTACATTGTATTTTTCTTCAGGAACATCAATATAATGTTCTTTGAATAAATCTTTAAGACCAGTAATGAAGTCTTCAGCAATCTCAGTTCTTATTCCTCTTTCAACTGCTAATTCATTTTCTTTCATCCATTCTTCAACAACATAGTTTAGGTATGAATCAACTTTTTCGACCATAGCTTCTTTTACTGTTTCAGTTTCTTTTGAAAGTTTTTCTTCGTACTTCGCCTCAAGGATTTTAGTTTGTTCTTGGATTCTTGTTTTAACAGCAGTTTCAAATATTGTCGCAGCTTTTTCTTTAAATTCTTCAGATAAGTCAGCGTCACTTGAAACTAATGCCTTAACGTCAGCAGTTAAATCTATTTCTAAATTGTCAGTAGTTTCTTCAGTTTTAACTTTAACTTCTTTTTCTACTTCTTCTTCTTTAACAGATGTGCCAGATTTATTATCTTTTGATAATGAACCATCTTTGGCATTTTTTAATGCTGGATCCGAAGTATTTTGTTTTGCTTTAGAAGCAGCGTCAGCAGGTTTGTCAGTTGGACTTACAACTGCTTTACCCATATCTACTGCGTCATTTTTAAGATTAGAAGCTTCAGAAGGCTTAGCGTCTTTAACTACAACGTTAACCTCTTCTAAATTTTCTACGTCTTTTTTTAAGTCTGACATTCGGTCTCTCCTTGATTATTAAAAAATTTAATTAAATTTTAGTTATTATTATTTATATGTTTTATCATCTTAAACTTTACGCCTTGTCTTAAGGCTGCGTAGGTTATTTAAGTTTAGATAAAAAGTCGTTAAAAATAGAGGCTTTTGTTTCTGCCAATTCGGCACGTTTCGTGTTCTCTATCTGTTGTTTGTATCTTTCAACTTCCATACTTTTCAGTACACCGTTGTCCCATATCCACTCTTTGCCTTCCATAATACCTTCTACGAAAGCGTCTGGAGCTGATGGGTCTGCAACTATATCAGCCGCAGTAGCAAGATAGAAATCTTTACCGACAGTACTGCCTTGTATTGATCCCATACCTCTTGATGATACACCTAGTTGAGCACCTTCGTCAATTAAATTCTTAACGATTTTACCATACGGCGTATCCATTATCTTAGCCTCACCTATGAAGTTTTTACCTTCTGGTTTTAGACTAGTAATCATGTGTGAAACTCTTTCAAGGTTAACAGTAGGTCCGTCAGGATGTCCTAGTTCACCAAAAGCACGTTTCTTGTTTATAAATTGTTCGTTATATCTAGCAACTTCTTTAGCAAGAGTCTGTACTGGATAAACACGACCATTACGGTTCTTAATATCCGCTTGCATAAAAACACCTCGTATCTTGTAAGACTTACCACCGTTGGTAGTTGCCTCTGTTAATACTTCGATATCTTCTATTGTTTCTGTTATTAGTTTCATGTTCTCTCCACCTTGTTTTTATTGTAAACTTTATCTACAATTCCTTGTTTAACTTCTTCTTGTTTAATTTTGTACTTCTCAGCAAATGCTAACTTAAACTTATCTGCTAGTTCACCTTTGCCTTTTATTCCTACAATTCTTTCCAAGATTGCTCTTGCATTATCTTTTGCCATATTATCTTACTTCAAGAATGATAGTATAGTTATCACCTGCAACAAATCCTTTAGTCGAAATTAATATATCACCAGCAGGACTTGTGTTTGCCGTCAATGTTGCGTTATTAGGAATACTATTACCTGCTACATTGTAATCGTGAAAACCTGTTCCTGAAAAGAATCCTATCGTTGCGTCAGCACCACTTGTACCACTTCCTGCCCACGATATTTCTACACCAGATTTACCATTCGTAGTATTAATTGCCCAATATATTTTCGCCAAAGTTCTGTTAGCGTCTTCGGTCATGAAAGTCAATTCACTTGCGTCCATTTTAGTTACAAGTGTTTCACCTGATCCATCACTTATATTAGTAAACTTCATCACGGTCTTAGTGCCGGCTGTATCTACTATTGTTT